TGCAGGAAGATACCAAGTAGGAGACAATTTAAGTAAAGGTTTTACAAAACTTCAAAGATTTTTTTTTAAAGTAAATTTATTATCTTGGTGGACTAACACACTTAAAGAAGGTTCAATGTTAGGTATGGCAAATTATTTTGCTAAACAAAAAAATTTAACATTTAATCAATTAAATCCTCAATTACAAAGTTTGTTTAATGTTTATAATATTAATTCTACTAAATGGAATATTATTAGAAAAACTGCTATGCAAAAAGCAGATGATGGAACAGAATTTATTAACATAGGTTTATTAGATCAAATATCAGATGCAGATATAAAAAAAATTACAGGATTAGATACTTTAAGTAAAAGAGAAATATTGATTGAAAAAGATAAATTTAAAGCATCTGTTTCTGGTATGCTGTTAGATAGATCAATTTATGCTGTTATTGAACCTGATGCTAGAGTTAGAGCTACATTAACACAAGGTTATTTAGGTGGCACAGGAATGGGTGAAGCAATTAGATTTTTTGGTCAATTTAAAGCGTTTCCATTATCTATTGTACAGAAAACATTAGGTAGAGAAGTTGATTATTTTAAAGGACCAAATAAAGATATATCAAGAGGTATTGTTGGATTAAGTGCTATTATAGTTACTTCTGGATTATTAGGTTATTTATCAATGACTATTAAAGATTTATTAAAAGGCAGATCACCAAGAGATCCAACAAAATTAAAATCTGTTATGGCAGCTTTTTTGCAAGGTGGTGGTCTTGGTATATATGGAGATGTTTTATTTAATGAAACAAGATCAGGAGGTGATATTATTGGTAGTATTGCAGGACCAGTTCCTTTAACTGCATTTGATCTTGTTCAAGCAATAAAATATGGTATAAGAGGTGAAGGTGGTAAAGCAGGAAGAACAGCATATAGAGCTGTTAGTTCAAGTATACCTTTTTTAAACTTGTTTTATTTAAAAACAGCTTTTGACTATTTAATTGGGTATCAAATTATGGAAACAATGTCTCCTGGTACTTTAAGACGATTAGAAAGAAGAATGAAGAGAGATTACAACCAAGATTTTTTATTGACTAAACCATCATCAACATTTAAAGGTTTCTAATATGACAATATCTTCAACTACAGTAAAAAATTCATATTCAGGTAATGATAGCACAACAGCTTTTGCCTACACATTTAAGATATTTGCGAACACAGATTTACAGGTAATAATTAGATCATCTACAGGAACTGAAACTGTCAAAACTTTGACAACTCATTATACAGTATCTGGCGTAGGAGATGCTTCAGGTGGTAATGTAACATTCACATCTGGAAACACTCCAGCAACTGGTGAAACAGTTGTAATCAGAAGAGCTGTTCCGCAAACTCAGGCAATAGATTATATTGCTAATGATCCATTCCCTGCGGAATCACACGAAGAGGGATTGGATCGTGCAACCATGACTACTCAACAGATGCAAGAGGAATTAGATAGATCGTTTAAAGTTTCAAGAACTAATACGATTACTTCTTCAGAATTTACAGATGATGCTTCTACAAGAGCATCTAAAGCATTAGGATTTGATAGTGATGGTAATTTAACAACAGTTGCAAACTTTTTACCTGCTGGTGGAGATAGTGCAGAATTTCAATATTCAACAACAACAACAGATTCAGATCCAGGTGCAGGAAAATTTAGACTAAACAATACAACAATCGCTAGTGCAACTGAAATGTACATAGATGATTTAGAATTTAATGGCACAGATGTTTCAGAGTGGATTCAATCTTGGGATGATGTAACTGGTAATGATACTAATAGAGGAAGAATAAGAATTTCAAAATCAAATACATTAGATACTTGGATGGTGTTTAAAGTTACTGGTGCGATTACAGATGCAAGTGGATATTCAAAAATAAGTTTATCTTATATTGATACTGCTGGTACATTTGCAAATGATGATAGAGTATTTATTTCTTTTGTAGCATCTGGAGAGGATGGTGCAATACCAGGATATTTTTATAAATTTGATACAGGCACTTCTGATGCAGACCCTGGTGCTGGTGAAATAAGATTTAACAACGCAACCTACGCATCTGTTACAGAAATATATATTGATGATGCTGATGCAAATGGTGCTACAACACAAACAGATACAGAAACTTGGGGATCATCAACTTCTACAATTAAAGGTTTTTTACATATAGTAGATATTAATGATAGTCAGACTTATGCAAGATTTAAAATTACTGCCGCTGTTAGTGATGAAAGTGGCTACAATAAAATTACAGTTGCACACTTAGCAAGTAACAACACATTTAGTGCTGCTGACGAACTTTCAGTACACTTTACAAGAACAGGATTAAAAGGAGATACAGGTTCAACAGGTGCTACGGGATCTACTGGTTCAACAGGTGCAACTGGAGCTGCTGGTACAAACTCACAGTTATCAATGACATTTGAAAGCACAACAAGTGATGCTGACCCAGGTGCTGGTAAAATTGCTTTTAATAATGGTACACTATCAAGTGTTTCAATTTTATATGTAGATGATGCGGATGATGCTGGTGCTGATATATCTTCATTTGTACAATCTTGGGATGATGTATCTAATTCAACAGCTAGAGGTATTGTAACTGTAACTAAAGAAGGAACTCCATCTACTTATGCAACATTTAAAGTATCTGGTGCTGTTACTGATGCTTCAGGATACACAAAAGTTCCAGTAACGCATATAGTAAGTGCAGGATCATTTTCAGATGATGATGGCGTTGGAGTACATTTTAGTTATTCTGGTGCTGATGGTTCTGGAGATATTGAAGGAGTTACAGCAGGTACAAATTTATCTGGTGGTGGTACATCTGGAACAGTTACAATAAATTTAGCTGATGCTTCTACATCTGTAAAAGGTGCTGCATCATTTAGTTCAGATAATTTTGCTGCTAGTTCTGGTGCAATAACAATTAAAGATTCTGGTGTAGCCACAGCAGAAATACAAGACAATGCCGTAACACTTGCAAAAATGGCAGGTGGTACAGACGGAAATTTAATTACTTATGATACTAATGGTGATCCAGCAGCAGTAGCAACAGGAAATTCTGGACAAGTATTAACTTCTCAAGGTGCAGGAGCTGCACCAGTATTTGCTGATCCATCATCTGGTGGTACAGAATGGCAATCATCTATTAAAACTGCTGACTTTACAGCGGTAGCAAATCAAGGTTTTTGGGTTAATACTGCTTCTGGAGATGTAGTTGTAACTTTACCATCTTCTGCTAATGTTGGTGATATTGTAGAACTTGCAGATTATTCAAGATCATGGGGAACTCACTCAGTAACTTTAAATGACAATGGTTTAAATTTTCAAGGAACAGGATCATCTGTTCCTGTTTATAATGAAAATGGACAGCACGTTGTATTAGTTTATTCTGGTTCAACAAAAGGTTGGATTCCAAAACTAGATAGTGTTGTTGCAGATAAAACTCAAACTATTTTACGTTTTTTAAATCTTGCTGGAGGTGCTTCTGGGGGTGCAAACTCTGGTGGTGGCGGAGGTGCAGGAGGTCTAAAACAAGGCACAGCAGTGGTAACTGCTGGAGATGTTTATACTATAACTATTGGTGGTGGAGGTAGTGGCGTTAGTCCAAACTCTGCTGGTAATAATGGTTCAAGTTCTTCTATTCGTGCTTCAAGCGGAGGAAAAATTATTTCTGTAACTACTGGTGGTGGTGGTGGTGGAGGTTGGACTGGAAGTGAAATTTCTGCAAAAGCTGGTGGATGCGGTGGTGGTGGTGGATTTAATCCAGCAACTGGTGGTGCTACTGGAGGTTTTGGAACTGCTGGTGAAGGTTTTGATGGTGGATCTAATAATACAGCCGGTGGTGGTGGAACAGGAGAAGCTGGTAAAAATGCACCAGATGATGGAGGAGATGGTTTAGTATCAGGCATAACAGGAACTGCAACTAATTTTGGTGGCGGTGGAGGTGGCGCACCTGGAGATGGTGGTGCTGGTGGCGGAACAGATGGTGTTTTACCATCAGGAGGCTCATCTGCTGCAGCGGCAAATTCAGGAAGTGGATCTGGCGGAACAGATGGCGGAGGTTCATCTGGAAATGGTGGAAGTGGAGTTGTTATTTTAAGAGTAAGAACTGCGGCTTATCCAGGTACAACAACTGGTTCACCTACTGTTACAACAGATGGAGAAGATTCAATTATTAAATTTACAGGAAGTGGAACTTACACAGCATAGGATTTTATTATGGCTCATTTTGCAAAATTAGGAACTGGAAGCATAGTCGAAAGAGTTGAAGTAGTACATAATGATGTCGCTACAACTGAACAAGCTGGTGTTGATTTTTTAAATAGTATTTATAAAACAGATGATGTTTGGAAGCAAACATCTTATAATACTTTTGCTGGTGAACATAAATTAGGTGGAACAGCTTTTAGAAAAAATTACGCTACTGTTGGTGGTAGATATGATCAAACAAGAGATGCTTTTATTCCAATAAAACCTTTTGAAAGTTGGACTTTAAACGAAGATACTTGTCAATGGGAATCACCTGTTCCTTATCCTACAGATGGTCAAGTATATAATTGGAATGAAACAGATCAAACTTGGGATTTACGAGAATAATAAAACAGATATATTTTTAGTGGTGTGAAAAAACAATCTTTAAATTTAAAAAGTTACATACTTCATTTAGATAATTGGATTCCTCAAAATATTTTAGATGATTCTTTAAAAGAATTAAAAAAAAATAAAACATGGCAAAAACACACTTATACTAACCCTCAAAATTATGAGGGTCAAAGTAAAAATGGAGAAAAAGAACTTAATATTTGCTATGGAGATGATCTACCTTATCGAGATCAAATAATGCAACTAATCTGGAAAGGATTAGAAAAATATATTATTATTGAAAAAATAGGTGGATTACAATTTGATGGTTGGAAAGGTTTTCGTACAGTAAGATTTAATAGATATAATAAAAATCAAATAATGTCTAAACACTGTGATCACATTCATAGTTTATTTACAGGTGAAAAAAGAGGTATTCCTATTTTAAGTATTGTAGGAGTTCTTAATAATGATTATGAGGGTGGTGAATTTATTATGTTTGATGACTATGAAATAAAATTTAAACCTGGAGATGTTATAATATTTCCTTCAATATTTTTATATCCGCATTTAGTAAAACCAGTTACAAAAGGAACAAGATATTCATTTGTATCTTGGTGTTATTAGTGAGAGAATATAAAACTTATGGACTATTCCCAGTTCCTGTTTATATAACAAATATAGGTAGAGAATTTACAAAAAAAGAATTACAATTTATAAAAGATCAAAAAAATTATTGTGTAAAAAACTCAGGCAATATTCATACTAAAGACAATTATATTTTAAACAGATATGAACTCAAAGACATTAAAAATTTTATAGACGAAGTTTGTCAAAATTATTTAGATAATATTATTTGTCCAAAGGAAAATATAAAAATATACATAACTCAATCTTGGTTAAATTATACAGAAGAAAATGAATATCATCATAAACACGAACACCCTAATTCATTTGCATCAGGTGTTTTTTACATTGACTCAGATAAAGAAAAAGATTCAATAAAATTTTTTAATCCAGTATCATACAAGCAAATATCTCCAGAAATTAATAAAGATAAATATAATCCTTATAATTCTGGCTCTTGGTTTTTTCCTGTAGAAACTGGTAAAATAATAATGTTTCCATCCTCTACAACTCATCAAGTAGATAATAAAAAAGGTTCTAATACCAGAATAAGTCTTGCGTTTAATACTTTTCTAAAAGGTAAAATAGGACCAAATAGTGATTTAGCTGAGTTGATTTTATAATTAAAAATTGATATAGAAAATTTGCGAGTGAGTATTCCACCACAAAATGTACTCACTTGCTTTACTAATATTTAATAATATGAAATATGTTATAATCATGCAAATTTGTTCAGCTTTGTCAGGAACTTGTCAAGAGGCTTATAAACCTACCATTGAGTTTGAAAGTTTTTATGATTGTGGCATAGCTGGATATAGTCTTGCTAGTTCTTCGATTAAAAAAATAAATCCTCAGATAGTTGAAAAAGATAAATTATATATAAGATTTGGTTGTGTAGAAAAAACTTTGGAAAAAAAAGATGCCTAAAAAAAAGAAAACAGAAGAAATAATACAAGCATCACTAGGTCATAGAATATCTAAACATGAAGCTATTTGTGCAGAAAGAATGAAAACATTATTTAAAGCTATAGATGAAATGAGAACAGATATAAAAAATTTAAAAAAAGATATAAACAAAGGAAAGGGTGCAATAAATGTATTAATTTTTTTAGCAGGTTTTATAGGAGCTATAATTGGTTTCTTTAAATGGAATGGCTAGGAGAAAAAAAGCAGTTGTTGGACTTATTAATGAACTTGCAGCACAACTTGACTTTGCTAAAGACCCAAATATACTTGTATTTACACCACTTGGAGGACTTGGACCTATAGATATTGTTACTTTAAATATGACTACAGGTGAGTATACTGCATATGATGTTAAAACTAAAAATTTTAGAAAAAAAGATTATCAAGCTAAAGATGGCTATAAAAGAAAAACTAAAGGATCTCTTATCAACCGCCAAACAACTTTGGAACAAAAAAAATTAAAGGTGAAAATAATCTATGCAACTATCTCGTAACTTCTCTTTATTAGAGCTTACTAAATCAGACACCGCAATTCGTAAAGGTATAGATAATAATCCTAATGCGGATCAGATAGAAAAATTAAAATTACTTTGTGAAAATATTTTACAACCAGTTCGTGATCACTTTGGTAGAGTCAAAGTAACTAGCGGATTTCGTAGTGTAGAATTATGCGAGGCTATTGGTAGTTCAGCTAGATCGCAACACGCCAAAGCTGAAGCCGCAGACTTTGAAGTAGTAGGTACAGACAACGCTGAACTTTTTGATTGGATTAAAGATAACCTTGAACCAGATCAATTAATTCTTGAGTTCTACACTCCTGGCGAACCTAACTCAGGTTGGATACATTGTAGTTGGATACCTGAAGGTAGACGTGCATCATTTTTACACGCATATAGATCAGAGAGTAAAACAAAATACAAACCTATATTAGGTTCAGCTAGGGAGATAGTATGAGACGTGATCCTCGTAAAGGCACAGGAAAAAAACCAAAAGGATCAGGCAGAAGATTATATACAGATGAAAATCCTAAAGATACAGTAAGAATTAAGTTTGCAACTCCATCAGATGCTAGAAAAACAGTATCAAAAGTAAGAAGAATATCTAAACCCTTTGCAAGAAAAATTCAAATATTAACAGTAATGGAACAACGAGCTAAAGTTATGGGTAAAAGAAAAGTAGTTGCTATTGCAAAAAAAGGTAAAGATTCTATAAGGAAAAGTAGAAGAACATAATGCCTAGTTATAGAGAAGTTATTGTAGATGCTTTAGAAAAAAAATATGAAGCACAAATGGCACAAGCAGAAGCAAATATAAAGGTATATATGGAAAATCCCGTTGGTGTTGGTGAGCATCCTAATATTGTACAAGAGGTAGAAAATTTGTTAAAACAAATAAAAGATGCTAAAGAAATGTTAGACGAACTAAAAAATTGGAGGTGATATGTGGTTAAGTGCAATTAAATTAGCAATCAATGCTGGTTCAAAAATTTATGCAAACAAACAAAAAGCAAAAGTTGCAATGTCAGACGCACAATTATTACACGCAGAACGTCAAGCTCGAGGTGAAGAGGCTTACCAAGGTAAACTCCTGGAAGCTAGACAAAACGACTACAAGGATGAAGTAGTTTTATTTATTCTTACGTTGCCAATCTTAGTGTTAGCTTATGGTGTATTT